GGAGGTAAACCTGCGACCCTCGCCGAACAAGCCAAAGTAGAAATCGACCTTGTTCGGCAGTTCCAACCAAAATACTTCGCAGCCTTTCCTTCCCATCTACTCTGGCAAGCTTGGGTAGATGAAACCCTCCGCAAGCAAGGTTTTCTGATCTCTCTCATGGGCCGAAAGCGTTGGTTCTTTGGCCGACGAAATGATCCAAAAACCCTTCGCGAAGCAATCGCCTATGATCCACAATCGACTCTTCGTGATATTGTCTCCACTGCGATGATGCGTATTTGGCGAAAGAACTATGTCATCATCGCAATGGATGACCACGATGCAATCACTTTCATGTATCGCGAAGCGGACGAAGATCAAATCATCCCGATGTTAATGAAGGACCTAATCGTTGATGTGCCATTGGCGCACAACCGAGTTCTTCGGATTCCATATGATTGTGAAGTAGGGTGGAATAAAGGTCACTTTGATGCTAACAAAAACCCCAATGGACTCAAAAGCTACAATGGGCACGACGAACGAAAGCGGCAAAAGACGGCTGGAGTCTTGGATCGAATCATTCATAGACCAAACCGCTAGCTTAAACTCGCCTGAAATATTCCGCCGATGGACCGCGATCGCCACAATCGCCGCAACACTAGAACAAAAGGTGTGGATCAAAACCACTCGGCCATTTTACCCGAATATGTATATAATGCTAACCGCCCATCCGGGAGTCGGGAAAACTCGAACCATAAACGAGGGCCGACATTATGTTCAAGCCCTCCCAGAGTTTCATCTCGCGCCGATCTCAATGACCTTTGCCTCTATGGTGGACTCGCTGGTAAAAGCCAAGCGGGTTTTAATTCGTCCGCAAGAAGATCCATTAGAATACAACTCTATGTTCATCTGCGTCGACGAACTTGGAGCCTTCATTCATAAATACGATAACGAAATGATCGACGGGCTTTCACATTTCTACGATCCCGGACCGTATCAACAAGTTCGTCGAACCTCTGACATCCATATCAAAATCAAATCCCCTCAAATCAATATTCTTTGCGGGTCAACTCCGCAGAATCTAACTGAACTTATGCCGGATAAAGCCTGGGGCCAAGGATTTACCTCTCGGCTGGTAATGATCTTCTCCGATGAAAGGATCCTTGGCGATGACTTTGCAGATCAAGACGAAATCTATTCGCCTGAACTCGCGGCAGACCTTGCTATTATCAACGGCCTTGTCGGGCAGTTTGAGGTTACCGAAGCTTATCGGCAATGCGTCAATAACTGGAGAGCTTTGGGAGAGCTTCCTATACCCAATCACCCTAAACTTATCCATTATGTTACCAGACGGCGAACTCATCTTTACAAGCTTTCAATGGTATCGGCTATTGATAAATCTAATGCGCTGATTCTAACCCGCGATGATTTCAACCGAGCAATGTCTTGGCTACTCGAAGCTGAATCTACGATGATCGAGATCTTCAAGGCCGGTGCGACTAACGCCGATGCTCAGGCCATGGATGAAATCCTACACTATATTCAAATCAACGATCGAGGCCAAGGAATCTCCGAACAGAAAATTACCAAGTTCGCATCAGACCGAATCCCGCTACATTCTATCCTCAGAGTGATTGAGATAATGGAACGCAGCGGACAGATCTATCTTCGTGGGATTGATCGAGGAACGAAGCTTCGATACTTCTCGATTGTCACTTAAGCAATGCCTTAACCCACCCAGTTTGGGAGGCCCCCAAACTAATCAACGCCATGATTCCAACCGCAAGCACCAACATGATAGTTCGTGACAGATGAAACGCGCCAACATTGACCGCCTTCGCCAACGCCCTAAGCGCATCTTGCTCAGAAATTCCCTTTTCACTTTCCGCATAAGCCCGACGATTTCTTAACCACTCCATATCCTTACGCGTATCCTCACGGGATTCTGCATCCATGCAGTTAATCCCGAAAGTCTTTTCTAGCTTCTCTGAGATCGACGTGGGAAATTCTCTATAAAATATAGCGGTCGCCCGAGCATCAATCAATTCACTTAAGCCGCCCTCACGAAGACCTTGCATGACAGCGTCTGTGATTTCTTGCTTAGTAAGCTCAGCCATCACTGGTTCCTTGATTTAGATTCTATCCCCAGGCGAACTTGTAGTTTCGTAACTTCATCCAACATATTTCTTATCTTCCATAGTTCTCTCCTGTTGGGGAGTGCCCCCAAGACACTCCCCAAGGGATTTTATCCGTGCAATGCAGCGCCGAAGTCATGCCAGCCAAGCAAGCCGAACAAGACCAACATAAGCAGCCCGCTTCCGATGATTACATAAGCCGGAGCCGACGACCCCGGCCAGTTTGAGCCAAGCCACCCAAGCGCTGCGAGGATCCACAGGAACCAGAACAAAAGTCCAATAGGCATGTTACTTCTCCTTTGAGATTTCAGTGGCCTTTTCAACCTGGGCCACCGTGCTATGCACCACACCATCCTTGGCAAGGAGCAAACCAAAACCGCCAGAGATCAAAGTCCATGGATCGGTTGAGATTGTAATGCCCGCTACATGAATTCCTAATAGCGAACATACACCGGCTATGACCATCAACAAACCGACTGTTGATGTTCTCCAGTTAGTTATCGGTGGCCAAGTGATGATAGCAGGTAGAAGTTTAAGCAAAGCTTCCATGATCCCTCCTAGGAAATATGGGCGCCTTGAGCCAGCAACATCTGCTGAGTCGCCGGGGGCAAGGACGCAAATGCAGCCGCAGAGATAGTCGGAGTCGGGGCCACAGTAGTAGCTCCAGCCGCCGTGGTTGTGGTAACATTCGGCTTGAAGATCAAATGCAACGGATCAAGTGCGTTCTGTCCGCCCGAAGATTGAAGACCAGAAAGGATGACGGTTCCGATAGCACCGGTCGCAACACTCGAAGCGACTGCCGAAGCAGACGGCATAGCCGCCAGAATTCCATTCATCATCGTAACAGGATTCATTTTAGTCCCTTTCATTCCGGGAAACCGCCCGGTGCGGATTCTTTAAGTGTCTCATGTAGACACACGGCGGCAACATACTGCCGCTTCTCAAGCATGTAGATCGGGGCACCAGCGGGAATCCCCACCATCCCCGCGATGGTGTCATATTCCGCCATCGCATCGCGTTGAGTCGCGGAACTGCATTCGGATTCGTGGGCGTGCGCGAGTCCGACCAGCGCGCCCATGATTAAACAAAAGACTACCCAAATAATCATGACCCATTCGATCTTACGCATCATACTTCTCCAAGCCGTATTTCTTCATCGCGGCGACTAGGATATCACCATAATGCGGCGCCGTGGCATAAACCCCAGTCAACCGTTCCGCAAAAGATTCTGCGTCCGCCGAATTCATCGCGTAATGATACGCCGGATGTGTGGCGAGTAATTTCGCATGGGCATCAAACGCGTCGATCACCGACCCAAACTTGGCGAACCTCGCTTGAATAGTGATATATCGCCCATGGGCGAATTCGTGTGTGATCGCGGTTACATAAGGTTGATCCACGCCAGCTTTGATCCCAAATGGATTATTCGATCCGGCCGGTTCATGCGCTCCCCAACCAGACTCAATAATCCACTGCGCAATACTCACACTCGCTGGGACTTTCCATTTCTTATTCGCCGCCTGCGCAGCGGCAATTACTTCATTTGGTATCATCTGTTTGCTCCTTTAATATAGTTCTCCACAGATGTTGAATGGCCTTTATTGGTCCCGAACCGAAGTCCAGTTAACCAAGCCCATACAGTCTTTGGATGTTCAACTCCAGAACCAACTCCATGAATAAACCTAGCCGACTTTCCAATCTGTGCCGGAACCATTCCTGTAATGGCCCCAACAAAACTCGTCGCATCTTGAATCAATCGCCCAGCATGTTCCTTGGCGAAGGGATGATCTTTAGTAAAATCTCTTGCTACGTTTGAAACCTCTTGCAACGCAGTTCCGGTCAAACCATATTGCGGATCCTTTCCATGGATCATCGCGGTGACAATATCTCTAACCCCAGGCCAACTAGATGCGGCCGTAAATAATATTTGCTTTCCGACCTTCTTCGCCCAAGAGTCTTTTTCATTATCATCACTTGGCGAAACCATATGTTCAACCAATGCAGGCCAAACTGCATATGCAAACAAGCTCGCAGTTAATGCCGGAACCGTAGCCAATGCTGCCTTTTTATCGCCCTTGGCAAGATCCAACGCAGCCCCAGCTTTCCAAATAGTCTCCATCTGTCGATTCATAATATCAGAGAAGTAATTATAAACCGATGTGAGCCAAGGGTTCCAATCACGTTGAATCGCCGTTCGAGAAGTAATCGCAGTTGATCCATGTGCCCGACGAACTGCTCGATCTGCCGCATAGATCGCATCGCCATGAACTCCAGACTGACCCATTTCCTTTTCATACGCCGCCATCCAAGTTGGAACCGCCGATAGCATATCCGAAATCGCCACGGGTTTGCTTGACCATTCCATAATCCGCTGGCGCCATTCGGGGAATTTATCGCCTGGATTCAACCCTCCTGCAGCGCCATATAATGTCTCTTGCCAATTTCGATCTCTTCGTTGTAGCTCCAATGAATTCTGAATTGCGAATTGCCAATTAGATTCGCCGGTGGATTCATTAATCCGAAACAATCCCGACACCGCTTTAGCAAATTCTTTGCCTCCGACTTCGCGAATAGATGTAACCAATGCCGATGGGCCATGCTTCAATACAGTTCCAGGGTTCAACCCAACTAATGTCGTGATCATATTCTGGCGAATGAATTCACTTGCTCGAGTGAACGCAGCTTGAGATCGATTATCCCGGTTCGCGGAATTCGCCACAGATTGCAAATATGGAATCATTTCCTGTTTATATTCATCGCCGTAATACTTTCGCACCGCCGAACGAACATCTTTGTCGTAGAAAACCTTCGACGCATTCAACACCGCTGGGCGCAATCCGATGTCATGTAACATCTGACTAATCCGCCCAGGCATTTGATCAAGGTCCAAAGCCAATGGCGCGATATATCCGGTTCGGGATTTAGTATATCCAGCAGGGGTTGTGGCTCGGATGAAGTTCTCTTGTTCAAGCGGGTCCCGGCCCATGAGTTTCTTCGACTTACCTTCCATTTCAGAATGAAAGATAATCGGATAATACCCACCCGGAACCGTTCCGAATTTAGTCTGCACCGGAGTCACCGCCACATCCTCAGCAGGAACTCCACCAGTTAACGACCGATACATGGTATCCGATTTGATTTTAATATCTTTAAAAATATCCCAGATACCTTGGACGAATCTCCAATCTTCAGCCGTTGCATGTTCATGAATCCAATTCATAACTTCGCCTGGATCTCGGCCATAACCCTTGGCAAGTTTTACAAGATTTGATTTCGTCCCGGTGTTGAGCATCACCGAAATTAAATTTTTTCGAGTAAATGCGATCGGTGTTTCTGTATCCATGTCCTTGAACAACGGATTATCCAAGGTTTTATTCAACCCTTCTGGAACGCCAAGGTCTTTAATTTTTGCGGCGTATTCCTTTTTCCATGCGTCAACTTGATTAGCCCCATCAATCAAATCTCGCATGACGTATTGATTCCATAAACCTTTAGCATCAAATGCATCCCAGCGGTTAAAAATGTTTTCCATCTGTAGATTCTTGATAAGATAACTACGAAGCAACCCAGGTTTCTTTGGCAGCCGAATTTCTTTACCAACCGAATCGGCGATGTTATTAATCAGACCTTTTTTAACCTCAGCATAATCTGCAGCTTCGCCTTGTTTATATATCTTCAATTCATCTCGACCATTATGCACAAGGGTCTTGATTGAATTATGAACATTTCGGAATTCCTCGGTGGTTAAAGCATCTACATTTTTTCGCCAAGATTGATCAAAGAGTTGATCCCAGACCGGAACCTCTCGAAGAGCCATCTGTTTATTGGAAACAAACTCCTCAAGAGATTTGCTTTCCCCACTTTCAATATGCTTTTGTAGGTCTTGAATTGATCGGCGAACTGACTTGCCGACTTGCATAAGGATCCCGTGGATGAATCCAGTGTATTCTGGATCGACACTTGGAACCTCACGCTTAGCAAATTGCTTAGCAGTTCGATCAAACGTAGACTTTTCTTTTTCGAGTTTCTTAGCTTCCGCGGCAAGCAACCCGACTTCGTATCTCCGTTGCAGAATCGGCAACGCTTTCGCCGTATCACCAGCCGCTAACGCCGCAACTGCATCGCGGTAATGCTTGGCCATCTGCGTCATCAGTCGCCCGGAATCAACCGTGCCGACTTCCATTTTAGAGAATATCTCCAATGCATGGGCCTTGGCGAAGTCTTTATCAATAACCTTCACCCCGGCTTGCATCGCGGCCCCTTGCCATTCCTCTGCAAGTAGATTCAAATTGTTCTCACTCAACGCTTGGTCTTGCGCATCAAGCATAATATTCTTTTGTAAATCACCGAACTTCGCTTCCATTTGGCGATTGGTTTCATCGGCGATTACCTTTTTAAGGTGTTCCTGGGAAGTCATATCCCCACGATCGCGATTGTATTCGATCAGTTTTTCAACCATCGCATCGCCAGAAGTAAACCCAACCATCTTAGCGACGCCATCAACCGGAAGACCATCGGCCGAGTGGTATCGCCGAGGAAGGGCAGACTTTTGCTCGGCGGTAAGGTCGTCGCTTCGTAGCGGAATAACCTGCCGAATTTTCTTTCCGCCGATTTCCCCAGAGCCAACAAATAAATCCGCCATTACATCTGGTCGTTGGCGAATGGTAGATTCGACTTCCTTAGCGATTTCTTTGGAATTCTCTTTCCATTCTTTGGTTTGAGTTTTTGCTTGGTCGCGTTCAGCGCGTTTGAGTGAAGCGGCGATGTCTTCTTGGAACCGAGTTTGAATTGACTTCTGCATTCGTTCGAAGGTCTTGGAAT